CTGCGGATTCCGCTGATACAACAAGGACTCATCCAGCCGACCGAGGCGGAAAAGAAAGCCGGAGTTGGTCAGCAGAAGACGCCGCAGCAACAGGCCCAGGAGGCGCAGCAGGCGTTGTTGACAGCTAAGGTTCAGAAGACGGGCGCTGAGGCCACGCTCGCGCAATCGAAGGTTCAGATGATACCGGTGGAGCAGCACAAGCTGCACGTCGAGACCGCCGGCAAGCATCTCGGCAACATCAAGATCGCGCACGACATCGGCGCGGACGCACAGGCCGCGGCCACCGCTCAGCAGGCGGAGGAGCAGGAGATGCAACAGGATGCGCAAGCGCACGCGCAGGGCCAGCAGCAGGACGCGCAGGCGCACGCGCAAGACCAGCAGCAGGGCCAGCAGCAGCACGTTGCCGATCTGACTCATGAGCACCAAGCGCACGTCGCGGGTCTGTTGAAGGAGCGCTCGCAGCACGAGGCCGACATCGCGCACGCGCATGCATCGCATCAGGCCGAGATGGCGCATATGCACGAGAAACATCAGCTGACCCTGAAGCATCAGGGAGAGCTGAACGAGCAGAAGGTCGCCGCCGCCAAGGCGCTGGCCGCTGCCAAACCCAAGAAGGCAAAGGCCGCTTGATTCCCAGTCTGGTGAGACTCGCCTCGCGGCAGCGCATCGCCGTGTAATTGGAGATTGACATGGCTTTCACACGTGATGAACTTTCGGCCTATGAAAAAAAGCCGCAGACAAAAATTTCAGACAAGGCTAACCCCTTCGCTGGAGCTACTCCCGCTCGGGCCGCCGACGCATCTGCTGTCGCAGCCGTTAAAGCAGGACAAAATTTAGATGCCACGCCTGGGGGCACCCCGGCTGCAGCCGCAGCCGTAGTCCAGGACTCACTTGTTGATGACGCCCCGGTCATCGATGAGGGTGAACTCGGCGACCCGACCGATTCGGGTGAGGGGACTTCGGACGAACAATCGGAGGAATCGTCCGCCTCCGCCGTTGATCCCGGCAATGAACCGGAACCTAACGCGGACCTGACAGGCGAGCAGCAGACTGAAGAGGAAGCTGCCGTGCGTCAGGCACCGAAGAAAGGCTCCGCCGCGGAACGCATTGTGGAAGTTCTTGATCTTGCGGATGGCTACAAGGAATACGGCAAACTGAAGGCGGCCGAGGTGACGGACTTACGCGCCGAACTCGAACGCCTGAAGACGCCGTTCAAGGCTAGCCCCGCAGCGGTATCGCTTGGTGACAAACCCATGCCTCGGATGGAGGATGAGGATGTCAACTTCGATGCTGATAAACTGCAGGCTAAAACTGAGAAGTGGATCGATGCGCGAGCTGAAGTCGCCGCCGATCGCGCCCTTGAGCGGCGGACAGGTCAGACCGAGACCCAGAAGTTGAGATCGGAAATCGACGCGAAGATGGACACCTTCGCGAAGACACACGATGACTTCGAGTCAGTGGTAAAAAAGAATAAGGTTCTGCACGCCAATCAGTTGGCCCCACAGGCAGCTGGAATGGTTGGCAGATCTGAATATACCGCTGACCTAGTGTACCGGTTTGGAAAGGATCTTGATTTAGCGGTACGTGCCGCGAAGGCTGATCCGGTCCAACAGATGTTGATCGTCGCCGACATGATCGCCGACATCAAGGCCGAGAAGAAGGCCGCGGGAACGAAAACCCCACAGCCCGGTGCGAAACCGGGCGCAACGAAGTCCATCACCAAAGCGCCCCCGCCCCCGCGGCCGACCCAGGCCGGCGGACGTGCGGCGGTGCGAGACCCCCTCGACCCTAGTGTGTCGATGGATGATTTCGCACGTCAGCACAGGGATCGCACACAAGCCGCGCGCGCGCAGAATCGCAAGCAACGCGGGCTGAATTGAAAAATAACTCGGAAGGGTTTTAATTGGCTAACTCACTTATCACGGCCCAATGGGTTGCTCGTAAGGCGCTGGTACTACTCCACGCCAAGAGCAATTTCACCGGTCGTACAAACCGGGACTACCAGAGCTTGCTCCCAGGACCGATCAACGGCGTCATCCTTGGTCAGCAGCTCTCGATCCGTCTGCCGTTCCAGTACGTTCTGCGTACCGGCCCGCAGATGAACGCCCAGAACAGCGTTCAGCGTTTCGCCACGTTGCTGGTCAACCAGCAGCTCGGCGTCGACATCAACTTCACTTCGGTGGAGCGCGCGATGTTGCTGAACAACTTTGAAGAGCAGGTGCTTGAGCCTGCCATGGCCCGTCTGGCCGCCGGAGTGGAAAACTTCACCACCGGTCAGGTCAACAACGTGCCGAAGTTCACTGGCGCGTACAACACCACAGCGATCTACGACAACCTGCTCCAGAACGAGCAGTACCTGACGGAAGCGCTGGCTCCAGAAGATAACCGGCGGACTTTCACGGCCACCCCGCAGACCTCGCGGTACTTCGTGAAGGACAACAAAGGTCTCTTCCAGCCCGAGAGCACGATCTCTGATCAGTGGCTCGAAGGTGTGATCTCAGACAAGGCCGCTGGCTACGTCTGTTTCCGCAACACGAAGCTCCCGACCCATGTGGTTGGTACCTTCACCACTTCCGCCCCGACCGTGAACGGCGCCGGACAGTCGAACCCTGGCGCGGGCAACGCGTTTGTGTCGACGTTCTCGCTGAACACAACCGGTTGGACGGCAACTGACACCCTGAACGCTGGTGACATCATCAGCATCGCGGGCGTCAACGACGTGGATCCGGAGACCAAGGCTTCCCTGGGTCGTCCGAAGCAGTTCGTTGTGACTACCACGCAGACGATGGCCGGTGGTGCTAACACCATCGCTATCGCCCCGGGTATCATCACGGGCGGCTCCTACCAGAACGTGGACAACGTCCCGGCCACCGGTGCTGTCATCAGCATCTTCGGCCAGTCCGGTGCCGTGGCTCTGGCTGCGCTTAGCGGCGCGCTGCTCAAGCAGTCGCTCGGCTGGTATCGCGATGCGATCGTGTTCGCGAATCCTCCCATGCTCGACCTCAGCCCACTCGTCAAGATGACGGCTGCGGAGGCCTTCGAGGGTTACAACATGCGTTTCGCGCAACAGTGGGATCCGTCTAACGACGTGCTCCCGGCTCGTCTCGACTCGATCGTCGGCGCGGTTCTCAGCTACCCAGAGCTGGCCGTACGGAATATCGAAGTCGCGTCGGCTGCCTAATCTAACATAGGAGAATAAACTATGAGTAATATACAGGGCGGCTACGGGCACGGCGACGTGTTTGGTATCCCGTTCGATTTCTACGCGGGCGCCGTCGGTGTTCCTACCGGCGCTACCTACACGATGCAGACCAACCAGCTGGTGCTTTTCCCCGCTGCGGCGGTTACCGGTGTCACGGTCAACCTTCCACTGAATCCGGTGGACGGCTGTTGCGCTGAGATCAGTAACGTCGGTTTGACCACTTCGACTGTGACGGGCACGATCGCCCCGAATACGGGCGACGCGATCGCGGTCGGTGGCCTCGGCATCGTGACCGTTATCACTCCCGCCGCGTTAACCACGGCCGGCAGTGCGAGCAACACGATCAAGTACAAGTACTCGTTGAACGGCTTCCAGCCGGCCTCGGGTGCCGCGGTGAACCCGCGTACTTGGTTCCGCGTGCAGTAGAGTAAGAAGAACAGCGCGGGCGGCCCTCACCCCGCACCGCGCAACGTGAACGCCGACGGTATAACTTAGGCGTGACTCTTTCGGTCTGAGAGCAGACCGTTCATATTTTTAAAGGAAGCGCGTGACCAGCACCATTCAGGCGATGATAACTGAGGCGTACCAGAAAATCGGAATCGTGTCCGAAGGTCGCGCCCCTACGCCTACGCAGAGTGCGAACGCGCTGACGATCATGAATGATAACCTCCTTACGCAGATGCGTGATGGGTGGGGCGGCATCGGCTGGTTCCCGCAATCACAGGCGAACCTCAACAGCAACGCGCCGCTCAAAGACGAAGACATCGGCGACGTGAAGCTGATGCTAGCTTCGTGGATCGCGGTCCACTACGGCATCGCAATCAAGGGATCCCCGGACCCGAACGACCTCACGGCGCTCGGAAATCAGATCCAGGGCGCGTACCGACGTCTCAATAAACGCTATCTCCGGTACGTGGAATGTGATCTTGGCGAGTTGTCGCGTCCGACTGGTGGCCCTTGGGGAGGTCTCGCGTGGAACTGACACTAGAATCCAATCCGCGTCTGATCCCAGCCGAGGATAATCTGCGCAAAGGCGCTCAATTGTTGGCTGCGTAAGATGCCAGCCGACTCGAAACCCCTACAACTCCCGCTCGCGTCCTACCAGCTGCCCGACCTTCGCGCTAGCGCGAAGCTGCTGATCGGGTGCTATCCGGAACCGATCCAACAGGACGGGAACGCGGGCTCCGCTCTTGGCGGCCAGATTGTTTCGTTTGATGACAAGGACGGTCAGGCCGCGGTACTGCGCGCGTGGCCCGGTATCACCGCGTTCAGTGGCATCGGGCCGGTGCGCGGGTTCTGGGAAATGGCCGGTCAAGAGTACGTGGTCGCGGGCTCGACACTCTACACGCTCAGCGCGGCCGGTGTCGCGGTACCCATACCCGGCAGCGCGGGCACGTTAACCGGAACCGGCATCGTGCGGATGACGGACAATGGCGCCTGCATGGTGATCCTCATCCCGGGCACCGACATCTGTTACACCTACACCCTGACCTCACCGGGCGGCTACGGTGCCGTGGGCACGTACGCGCAGTTGACGAATGCGTTCTTCCTTGGCTTTGGTGGCGCAATTGATTGCTGGTTCGTGGACACCTATATCGTGTTCCTCGCCAACAACAACGGGGGCCATGGCTCGTACACGTTCTTCAACGACGACGGGAGGCAGTTTTCGGGCTACTCACAGATTTCTTTTACGACCGCGGCCTCGGTCACGCGCCAGTTCGGTACCGACCCGTTCTACGGGATGTGTATCGATCATCGCGAGGTGCTGCTGTTCGGGTCGCGGACGACGGAAGGATACGTCGACACCGGCAACCCGATCGGATCCCCTTTTTCCAGCGCGCCCGACACGTACATGCCCTATGGCATGCACCCGAGCTGCGCTTATTCTATCGCGCTGCAGGACAACTCGCCGTTCTGGGTCTGCAACGATCTGACCGTGCGACGACGCCAGGGTCAGACCCCGGTGCGCGTGTCGAACCCGTACATCGAGTACCAGCTCGCGATCGCCGACCAGAACGATCTGCTGCTCGGGTGCTATGCGATGGCGCCGACATGGAACGGGCACCCGTTCTATGTGCTGACGATCCCGCTCATGCAGATGACGTTCGTCTACGACTGTGTGACCCAGCAATGGTTCAATCTGGTGTCGGAGATTGGTGGTCAAGAGATTCAGTGGCAGGCCCTCAGCTACCACAACGCCTTCGGGCTGCAACTGATCGGCAGCGCGGGCACGGGCGGGGTCGGGTACCTTGATTCGACCACGCAGATGGAATTTGGTGTGACCCCGGTCGTGCGTGCGTTCACGATGCAGCCGATCTACAGCATGAACGACCGCATCATCACGCGCCGCATCGAGCTGGTGATGACGGCCGGCGGGGGCCCGACGCCCGGCGTCGCGCCGAAGGTTGATCTGCTGCTCTCTGATAACTGGGGTCAGAGCTACTACGCCGCCGGAGACCAGAGCCAGACGCTGGGTGTACCCGGCGATACGGACAACCGCGCGGTCTGGTGGAACCTTGGTCAGCACCGCAGCCTCGTGCCGCAGTTCAGGATCACCGACGCGACCCCGACTTTCACTGTGGATGTGCACGCGGTCATCGAACCCGGGACATATTGATGTCCGCGATCGTCCTGATTTCCAAGCCGGGTATCACGCAGGCGAGCGTGTTGAATGTTCCGGACAAATGGGATCCGGTGTGGTTTCGGAGTCTCGTTAACAATTTGCTGAAGGGTGCGGACGTTCGCAACGCGATCGCGGGCCCTGGTATCACGATCACCGGCAACATCTCGACCCCGTACGCGACGATCTCGGCGACCGGTGGCGGCGGTGGCGTCAGTTCGGTCACCGCCTCCGGCGTGGGCATCACGGCAACACCCACAACCGGCGCCGTCGTCATAGCGAACACGGGTGTCACCTCCATTGTCGCCGGCACCGGGATCACGATCTCCGGCGCCACGGGCGCGGTGACGATCAACGCGACCGGTGGCGGCTCGGGAACTGTTACGAGCGTTTCGGTTGTGTCCGCCAATGGGCTCGCTGGCACGGTGGCGACCGCGACCACCACGCCCGCGATCACGCTGTCGACTACGGTAACGGGGATCTTGTACGGAAATGGAACCTCGATCGCGGCCGCGACCGCCGGCGAGTTTCCGACACTGAACCAGAGCACGACCGGTAACGCTGCGACCGCGACAACAGCGGGCAATGTGACCGGTGTGGTGGCAATCCTCAACGGTGGCACCGGCCAGACCACCGCTGCCGCGGCCTTCGCGGCGCTCTCGCCGCTGACGACCGCTGGTGACATCATAATTGAGAACGCGACGCCAGCCCCGGCGCGGCTCGCGATCGGCAGCACGGGACAAGTGCTCACCGTGGTCTCGGGTCTGCCGAGCTGGCAGACTCCGGCATCGCCCGGCACCGGTACGGTCACAAGCGTGTCCGTTGTGTCCGCGAACGGTTTTGCGGGCGCGGTGGCGACCGCGACGACGACGCCGGCTATTACGATCTCCACGTCGGTGACGGGGATCCTATACGGTAACGGCACGTCCGTCGCGACGGCGATCGCAGCTAATTTCCCGACGCTGAACCAGAGCACCACCGGTAACGCGGCCAATGTCACCGGAACGGTTGCGATAGCCAACGGTGGAACCGGCCATATCACGGCCGCGCTCGCGTTCGCGGCGCTCTCGCCGATGACGACCGCTGGTGATATTATCTACGAGAACGGGACGCCCGCTCCCGCGCGCCTGGCTATTGGCTCTACGAATCAGGTTCTGACGGTTATAGGCGGGCTGCCGAGCTGGCAAACCCCGTCAGCCGGTGGTGTGACCTCGGTCACCGGCACAGCGTTAGAGATAACTGCCTCCCCGACTACCGGCGCGGTGGTGCTCTCGCTACCGTCTGCGGTCACGCTGCCAGGGTCGCTGATCGTAACGACCACGACGAGCCTGATCGGCAACGTCAGCCTAGGCTCTGCGACGGCCGGAACATCGATCACGCAGACCGCGGCCACGGCGACCGGGACGACGCTCGCTATAGCGGGCAGCAACGCCGGTACCGCGACGGACGCGGGTGGTGTGATCACGATCACCGGGGGCACCGGAAACACATCCGGCGCAGGCGGTGCGGTCTCGCTTGTCGGTGGTGCGGGGGGCTCAACCGGCGCCGGCGGCCTAGCGTCGGTGCTCGGCGGTGCGACGACGGCCGGTACGGGCGGCGGGGTCGCGATCACGGCGGCGAACGCTGTTGCATCAGCCACAGCGGGCGGCACGGTCACGATCACGGCCGGCAACGGCGCTACGTCTGGTGCGGGCGGTCAGGTAATCATCTCCGGGGGAACTTCGCCCACCGGTACGCCTGGCGCTATTAAAATTATGTCCGGCGGGGTATCCACATTCGTTGTCACCGGTAACGTAACCGGGATCACGGTGGAGGGATACGGCCCGACAGCTGGCGGGCTGGTGGACATGACGCCAGACAGCGGATCCTTTACGTTCACAGCCACGGGCATGTCGACGTCGCCCACCGGCACGGGCTTCTGGGTTCGCCTTGGTAACTTGGTTCTGCTTTTGCTTCCCGCGATCACGGCCACCAGCAACGCCAATACGTTTACGTACACAGGACTGCCGGCAGAGATTCAAACGGCACGGACACTTACCTGCCCGTTGGTCGAGGACTATGTTGAGAACGGCGGCGCCGTAGTCAACACCGCGGCTGCGGTACTCACGTCGGGATCCGGCACCGTTCGCTTTGATCTGGGCGGATCAAG